CTGAACGTTGTACATCAAGTTCGACTGTGCGAATGCCTGCTCGGGCGGGCCGTACCAGATGCCGCTCTTGATAGAGTCTGCATCGGGTCCGAGTGCGCGTCCCAACAGGACTTCTGCACGCTGTGCAATACCTGGGGTAATCGCAGCGCCGTTGAGGTTAATCGTCGGTGTGCTCAGACGCCCGGGGTAAGACGCGCGGTTCAAGCCCGCGATGGTACCGGAGTTGGAGTTCACATCCCAAGCTTTGATGCCGAGGACGGACGCGCCAGTTCCGTATGTTGCACCGTTCACAACCACGTAGTCGGTGACTGCGAGATCGGTCGGGAGCGGGGTGCTGAACCACAGGGTGTTCGAAGGGCCGTCAACGTACGAGATCGTTGCCGATGTGTATCCACCACCGACACGCTTCACGCCACCAACGGTGTAGAACGAAACCACTTGCTGATCGCTGAACGCCACTGCGACGTTCATGCCAACAATGCTGGCCGTCTGTGCACCAGTACCTGTACCGAAGGTTGCTGTGGCGGGGATCTGGTCAATCATCAATACTGTTACGCATGCGCCGTTTCCGCGCACACTCTCATAGTTGCCTATGAGTTCAGACTATATCTTACCTTTACGATTCAGCTTTACGAGCTGATCTCTTAATTCTAGCCTCTTTGCGTGGGCTTCAACGTAGATAGGACTGTCGGTTGTCAGTTTTAGTCCCGGCTGACATCCGTTTCGTCCTTCATACACTCTTTCAAAGTCCAAACCAATAAGAGCCTGCTGCTTTTTTATAACCAAGTATGGCAGCATTTTTTCTAGAACCTCTATTCGATTGTTCTTGCCTTTAGGCATCCACGCATATTGAGTAGCTCTATTATTTCCTTCGCATTTAGCTTGACTCACCGAGTAAAACCCGCCGAAGTTTTTAATCAGCCACTGCATCAGTTCCAACTTAGTGTTAGCCACTTTCACATTCATCTGGAAAATAGCTGTATTGTTTCGGTTGTGACTGGTGCTTATGCAGACGGTGCCTTCACCATCGAACAGCCCAGCCAGATACGACCAGAGTATTTCATTTGAGTTTTTCATAAAGGTTGTAGTGCTTCGGGAACACTGTTCCCTACTCCCTTTCGGGATAGTCGTTACACCTTCCCCAGATACGAGGAGCGGCTCGGTATTGCCCCTAAGGGTTTTCACCGAATTCTCTACATGTTTATAAGGTCAGGCAGATTGTTTGTTTACCAGACCCGTCTGAGTTGATGAGCCCTTCTATGCCCTGCATTGCGGCGTCGAGAGAGTTCTTCATTTCCTGTGCTTTACAATTTGTTATTTGAAAGAAGTTTGTGTACATTCTTCTGACAAAAGTTGGGCATTTCTGCCAACCCTCTGCATATCACTATGCAGTTCGGACTATATCATCACCCTCTATTTGAGGGGTCTCGCGTGTAGTCTCTACGGGTCTAGTAGAAGCGCCAGAGTAAACTCCATTAAGGGACATCATTTTCTTCCTCAATTCATCTCTCTTAACTTGCACTTCTGGGTTCAGGGCTGTGCCTATACGCTCTGCTTGATACGTTTTGCAGAACTCTAAAGTCACTAGTGCCTGTTCCTTTTTAACAATGAGGTAAGGCAGAATTCCTAACGTAAATTTTTCAATGTCCTCGTGGCTCGTTCTGAACCACGAATACCTAGTCTTGTACTTGGGGTTTCTGTTCTCATTGTTGCCCGTGAGAACTTTTCCACCAAAAGTCTTGGCGATCCAGTCCATAACACCTTTGTGTGTGTTGGTGACTGAAACCATACATTTGTAGGTTACGTATTTCTGCTTACTTCCGTCCCGTTTTCTTTGAACAGAGAAGGTTTTGACGATAGAGAAGGAACCTTCCCCATCCATGAAACCTGCTAGGTACGAAAACTTCGACTGTTTTGTCATTACTATCTTCCCTCGGGATTGTCTGATTTACTAATCATAGTATACCAGAGGTTCCCCGATATAGCGAATTTTTGTTGCTTTTATTTGCCTGCAACAGCCGCCAAAGCTTTGGACTTAACGGCAAAAAGACCCTTCTGCTTGCTATCCGTGGAAGCCTGAGCTAACCACGAGATTTCACCAAATTGTTACTAAATGTAATCACTTAAAAATAAGTAATGACATTCGGGGAGTGCATTTCTGCTCCCTCTGTACATCACTATACAGTTCGGACTATAACTTCTTCGCCCGTTAGCGAAGGTTGTCGTTTAGTCTCTACGGTAAAGTCAGCACCATAATTCCTGTTCATATTTCGAACAGTGTGGATGATTTGCCAATCTCTCTCCGTCATGAATTTTACTCGTTGACCTTCTTCTCTGCGTTCCAGATACTCAAGTACCAACTCCGCTTGCTGCCTCTTGCCATTGAGGTGCTTACAGATGACGTTTAAGAAATGCTTAGCAGAATTCATACCCATCAAATGAATGGCGTACGGTTTCTTCTTTGCTTTCTTGTTCCATTCCTGCTTAGGTGAGTACACTTTGTACCTAATAGGAAGGTTCTTCAAAAGAGATTCGACAGCTTGGATTATCAGTGGATTGGAGTTTGCCACCGCGCATATATACACGACAGGAGAATACAGAACATTCACATTCGTCTTGCACTTATGGTACACGAAAGTGATTGATCCCTCTCCGTCCATGATTCCTGCGAGGTATCCAATTTGCAACTCTGATAAACTCTGACTTCTTACCTCGGTATTTTCTACACTCATATTTACCTCATGAAATGCTAGGGTTTCACCGATACGGACAACTTTTAAACGCGCATGAAATTTACACGTTGAACAGATAAACGGGTGCCAGCGCGAACGATGCCCACTGCGAGCCAGTGCCACGGCCCATAGCGTCAGCGTTACCAGTTCCTTGTGAGATTGCCGCGCCGGACTGCACACGGAAAGGCACACGGAATGATGCACGGACGGTGCCACCAGCGTTTGACTGGTTGGACACGGGGATAGATGTTGCTTCTGCCTTGAAAAGGCTATAGGCGGTTGTGCCATGGAAAACCAAATCCTTACTTGTTACTGTGTTCTGGGTTGATCGTTTCCGTCAACCTCTCATGGTTGTTGTTCCCATGAGAACGGACTATCGCATGCGTCTTGTGGACGCCCCTCTCGCTTAGTCTCTCAGGCTGCTTTCGCTTGCCCCTTGTTGCCGTTTCAGGTTTCAAGTCAATCAGAGTGGGTTTTTAATCCCCAATTTTGTTTAGGGATTTCCTTAGCAAACTTTTTTCAATAAGGAATTGTAGACGCCTTTGCTATTGGGTAGCGTCTAGTTCGACTGCTTCAACAGCCATGTTGTTACGTATTACGTACGGGTTAGTCATTTCTGCTAACCTCTCACAGTTGTGTTCCTGTGAGTTCGGACTATTGCATCTTCCCGTAGGAGTTCAACCGCTTAGTCTCTCAGCGTCCTTTGCAGGTTCGCCCTCGTTGGCATTTCAGCGTTCGAGTCAATCAGGTTGAATTTAATGAGGCCCACTGTTGTTAAGCCTCTAATAGTGCCATATAAAATTATTTCCTTTGATATATAGTCACCTACGAAAAATTCTGAGGTTTCCGTAGTGCCGTGCTGAGCCATCAAATTGTGCATCAAGCACTTTCTGCTCCAGTTTATCGTCTTGTAGGGACCAATCAGAAAGTACATGATGTTTAGTTCAGTTCTAAACTCTTTGTGCCGCGCGCCTTGTTTCAGACCAAGGTTTTCCCTTAAGCCCTGCGCTAATAGCGGCCCTTGCTTCCTTCCCATGTCTATAGTTCTTTCTTTTCTCTAGACATTTCGGAGTGTTATACGATTCTTCCTTGCGCACCCGTTTACTCAAGGCTACGCTAATCTTTTCACAAAACTCTTTTGAATACTTTTTACCCAAGGCATTTGTGTTGCCTTTTCCAGCCTCACTGAGTCTTTTTCTCGTCTCTTCGGTGGGCACATTTCCTTTGCCATTCTGCCACCCAGAAACTCCTCCACCGCCGTCTGCTAAATTGTACCCATTGGGAGCCTTAGTGTTGAGTAGGGAAATGTAGAAGGTTTCTACAAAATCCAGTTCTTCTTGGGATTCACACTCGTGAATCGACTCTACAACGAATGCTTCAATCGGGTACTTCCTAAGAGCCCGAGACATATAGGATTGGCTTTTTACTTGCCGAGCATGAGACATGTGCTCTACCCAGCGTTCTCTAAGGGATTGCACGGTTTGTCCTACGTATTCCATACCTGTTTCGGCATTGGTAATTCTGTAAATTATTCCAAACATTGATTCCTCCACGAAAAGGTTGAGCAGGGAGGTGTTCGTGCACCTCCCAACTCTAGTACAGGGTTATAAGTCCTGTATTTTCAATCACTTACGCCAGGTTATCCATTTGCCTGAGCCCTTGAGGAACCCTCGGCCTGCAATCATTTCCATGACTGCATCGGACTTTCCGTTCTTGTCAACGTGGTCCATATCGAGCATGTCTCGACCGGGCTTCTGTGCAACGTACACCGGCTTGTTGGTAGCTACTGCCTTAGCGTCCACTTTGGCTGCTGTAGCTGTCTTTTCTGCCTTAGCTGATACGCGGCCCGCTGCTGCCCCGCCTTTAGCGTACCCGGGGTACATCTTCTGTACGACCCCACGTACGAGGTCTTCTGAAATAGAATCCACCTTCGCTTTGTGGTACTCCTCGATCTTAGCGCGATCAGGAGTCTTTGCGCCCCACATGGCCTTCATCTGCGCCTGATAAGCGCTGTCGGCCTTGAGGGTTTCGTACAGAGTAGCCTTGATGGTGTTGCCCAGAGGCATCAGGTTTTCACGCCCGAAGCCTTTGAAGAACGGCATATTCAAGTAAGAGCCTAGTGATGCACCGAGGGTCTTGTTGTTGACACTCTCGCAACTCTTGGCAACGCTGTTCTTGAATTCTGTCGTCTGGTTGGTCTTGAATTCTTCTTGCTGTTTAAAGAAAGCTGCTCGTTCCTCATCGAGCTGCTTGCGCTCGGGGGATACGACGTTCTCCTTAGCCTTCTTGTTCTCGGCTGAAAGTTTGTCATACCAACCCTTGATGTCTAATGCAGCTTCTTTAGCCGCAGCAACTGCCTTGGCTGGGTCTGGATCATTCAACGACTTCACTAGGTAATTCAGTGCTCCCGGCAGATTAGCTGAGTCCAGACCTGCCACGAAATGTGGAGCAAAAGCCGCCTTATATCCGGCTTCATCGTTGGCCTTCACTGCATCCAAGAAGGCAGGGGCTAATTTTCCCCATGCATCATTCTTGCCTTGTGCCTTCAGGTCTGCTTCGATATCCTTGATCAACTGAGGATCACCAGCGTACAACTTGCCGTCACTGGCTTCCGCATTGGCCTTCACATTTGAAAGCGATTCTAGCCCTTCGTGCCCGCCAACGAGGTCCATGAATTCTTTGGCTGCTTTGATCTCATTGACGCCACCAGGGAAAATTGCCTTGGTTGCTTCCCATCTTTCATAGCTACCATGAAGTTGAGCGGACATTTTTGCCGCTTCTGGAGAAGACTTCTTGAAGGCAGACAATGCTTTTCGTACGTCTTGCGGAGTCTTTTCTCCAAACTCTTTACCATCATCCTCTGCTTTATCGGCTTCGGTCTTCTCAACAGGTTGTCCAGAACTATCATACTGAGTCTTCTGATCTTTTTTGGGTGCATCTGTCGGTACTTCGACTGCTGGTGTCTCCGCTGCTGGCGTTTCTACCGTTGGGGTTTCTGTAATTTCTGAGGTCACTACCGAAGCGTCTGCTGAGGCTGTGGCTGCTAAATCTACACCTGTAAAATCTAAAACTCCTGCTTCATCTGACATGAGTCACTTCTCCTTGAGTCTTTTTCTCTGAGCCTAACGCAGCAACAACCTGTGCTTCCAGTTGTAGAGCTACGTGCACTGCATCCTCCCGTACGTGGCCGCTCGTGTAAAGAGTCGCGGCTGCTTGGAGGAGTCTTGCTATTCTTGCTTCTGATTGATGCTCCCAGACTTGAAGTCTGGGATTCTTAGACTAGACAGTCATTCATTACTAACTCCCTAACTACTCAGTTCTGCTTTCTTCTCTGAGCCAAAAAGAACCTCTGTGGTATATTTTCCTGAATCATCTACATAGACAGCCATAGTACCTCCCGGCTGCACTGATGTCTCTGAGGATTCTGGTCTTCCTACTTTGTCTCCAGCGATTAAAGATTCTAATGTTACAATGTTGGAATTGTGACTTATGAAAACCGTCAATTTATCTTTCTTCAATTCTTTGTCAAAGTATTCAAATGTGCGGTCTTCTAAATCCACTAAAGGCTCTCCATCAGGAATGGTCAACTTTGGATTGTCCACATAAAGTTCAAGAATTGGTCCGTAATCGTCTCTGTCTTTTCCCGAAAGAAATCCAAGATTCCAACTTATAAGAGCCCTATCTTGCTCTACATCTAACCCAAATTCTTCTGCAAATGCATCTGCTGTTTGCACTGCCCTGAGCATAGGAGAGGAGACTATACGTTCCGGGCTTATCCCTTCGTTCCTTAGATTTTCTGCAGCATCCTGAGCTTGTTGCTCTCCTTGTTCATCTAAGGGAGGGTCCATTCGCGCACGGAAGGAATTACTTTCATTCAAAATTGTACTTCCATGCCTTTGTACGAGACAAACCAATTTCTTACCTTTTTCTTGGGCCACGTTTTCCTCTCATCTTGGCTTTTGATTCCTCTGTATGTCTAAAACCCTCATGTGCTTTACTCATCTTTAGACGAGTCTCTTCAGAGGCTTTTGCCGGTGTAGTGTCCCAATTTCCTGTGGCTATTTCGTTGTCGCTTAACAATCTGCCATTTACAGGGTTTCTTGGTCTTGGGTTCTTCTTAAGATGCTCGGAATTCTTAGGGTTTGGTTTCCCCGTAAACGCATCTCTCATTTTTTGTATAGCTTTTTCTGAAAGTCTACGTCCAAATTGGCCTTCTCCACCGTCTGTTAAGTTGTGCCCATTTGGTGCTTTGGTACTCAGTAGTGCAATGTAGAACATCTCCACGAAATCCATCTCTTCTTTGGTTTCACATTCGTGAAGTATGACACGAGAAAAGTTTTCTGCACCATACTTTCTTATGGATTTGTAGATTAGAAACTTAATACCTAAATCTGCATTTTCTAGATGCTTTTCCCATCTCTTTTCTACAGTTTTTGTAGTTTGACCTACATACTGCTTTCCATTCACTTTATTGGTAATCAAATAAACTATCATCTTTACCTCCCGAAAGGTCGCGCAGGGGAGGTTCGGGCCTCCCCATACGCTAGCCCAGACTGATCAAGGTCTGAGATTTCTTATCTCCGAAGCTGTCTCGGAGGTACTTCTAATTGTTGCTTACCGTGATCCGCTAATGCAGCGGGTATAGCTTTTTTCTGTACT